TCTCTCTTTTTTTGTAGACATTCAAGATATTAGTTTCCTTGCGAAACCGTGACAGAACAACCGCCAGAAGTTTGGCAGTTTTGTGTAAGTGTATAATTTTGTGTTGTGTTGCCTCGTTGTTCGAAATCGAGAGTAGTTCCAAATGTTCCATTTAATGTTATGGTTGCATTGTGTTCGCCATGGCCATCTTGAAGATAATCAACAGTATTGTCATCATTCTGAACTGTTAAATAAAATTCTTTTGCACCATCGCCCTTTTGTTTGCCAAAGATTGAGTTATCATCTCCATATAAATATATTCTTGCTGAGTGTCCATCACAATTACCTTGTGAACAATTTCGTTGTTGCCCAACTATTTCGTTATCATCTCCATGTATATCTACGGTAACATAATGACCGCCACCCTCTGTATTATCAATTGCCCAACTAGTGTCGGTTCTACTTGAGATTTCATATCCTTGAGCCCACCATAACTTATTATTTGTTCCATAACTAATATGAAACTGAATATCATTCTTGTTGCAATCTGAATTTTTAGTACAGTTCTGCCAGAGTTTAACAGTTTGGTTATCATAGTCAATATCACCACCCCAAGATGCGCCAGAACCCCAACTTGGAGAATCATTGGCCCAACCTATTTCGTTGTTAGAACCAACTTGTTTCATTTCAATCACAACATCATCTCCATCACCTACAGAAAAGAATATATCGTTGTTGAATCCTTCTTGAATGATATCGATTTCTAAGTTGTCTCCACCTGCTACTTGATTAATGTTGATAGTATTATCATCAGATGCTATAACTGATAAGGAAAACAATGTTCCTATTGCAAATGTTTTTATTTTATTTAAAAAATCCATATTAATTAACCTTGTTGAATAATAACTATTTCTATTCCATCTCCATCACCAAATGTTATAACACCTTGATAACCTTCTACTTCGGTCTCTAGAGTTCCGGAACCTCCTGCGGCTATTATTATATTTATGTGTCCATTCACATCTCTAAAGAATACTAAGTCGCCATCTTGTTCAAAGATATTATACTGCGATTCTTTATTGAACCCAGCAGATGCACCTCTAAGTTTGAAACCTGCTATATCTGCGGCCTGTCTATCATCAACCAATACAACTCTAGTCTTTTCTAAAGCTTCAACAACATCTAATAAATCTTGTAAGAAGTCTACATCTAGATAATCAATATCTAATTCGGAGAAATCTCCTTCCATAGTGTCATCTAATGCATTTGCTTCTAGTTCATTAAACTCTAAGAAGTCGATGTCTAATACACCTTGGTCTGAGTTCTGCTCATCTGAATATGATTCTTCCATCGCCTGTCTTATCGCAGGTGGTGGATTCACAATAAACATATTGTCAATCATACTAGGTGTTATGCCTTGAACAACAACTGATTTAGTTGGTGCGGCCTCAAAAGATGCGACTGTTGTGGCCGCATACGCTTGATTTAAAATCGTTTCACCGCCATCATTCCATACTAAAATCTCTCCTGATGTTTCACCTGTTGTTTCATCAGGCAAAAGAATGACCATTGTCCTACCCAACTCATCTATGGTTGTGGTGAAATCGGTCCCTCTCATCGTAATGTTCGCCGTTGGTGTGGCGACATTAACATTTTGTTTTTTAATTCTATTACCAGCACCCGAGGCAAATCTTGATGTGCCTCTTACCATTCTAATCGACATCTTTGATAGACTTGGGTCTGGATCGTAATACGCCTCGTCAATATAAACAAGACTGTTTTCTGTTAATGAGAGTTGTTCTGCATCGAGGAACTCTATTAACATTCTGCCATTGGCAGTTTCCGCTTCATCATATAAAACTATGTCTGTTCCGACATCAGTTTCAAGCCGACTGTCACCTCTTTTTACGGAAGTGACACCTTTGTTTTCTACAATATCACCAATGGGTTCAGCATAAGCGAACCCACCGTATGATAAAAAAAGACTTAAACTAACTGTCGTTAGCAGCGTCTTTCTGATTAATTTGAATGATTGCATTTTCACTATCCGCCGTTAAGGTTATATGGGCGTCTGGTGATGAGCAAGAATTGCCTGCACCCGAAACACATGTTCCACTTAATTGATTGATATCAATATCAGCACTTGAACCAGTTAAAGTTAGGTTCAATGTTTGTTCTCCATCTTTTTGTAGAGTGTTAATGTTATTGGATCCACCTGTGACTGTAAAGTTCCAGGTAGCGTCATCTGACTCCCAATCAACATCGAATACATTACTGTTTCCTACTAAGACTAAATCTGCGTTCAATCTCTCTGCACTTAAAGAATATCCTTGGTCTAAATCGAATGTATTTGAATCACCATCAACATTAAAGTTAATATCTGAATCATCAGCAGAACCTGAGGCCCCTATGTTCCAATCAACTGAGTTTGAATTTCCTGAAAGTAGCAAAGTTATATCAGTGCTATCTGTGATAAAAGGTCCGAATAACAAGTTCTGATTACCAATCATATCGATGTTTAAATCTAGAGTGTGACCAGTCATTGTCATAGCAGTACCAGAACCACTTGAATAATTATTTTGACCTATTTTGTTACCAAAACCGATTTGGTCAATATATAATTTCAAGGTGTCTCCAGTTTGTGCAATCATAACCTCATTATCATCTGTAGCAGCAGCGAAAACGAATGATGTCGACATTCCAAAAAGTAATGCTATACTTAATAAAAATTTATTCATTTTCTTCTCCTATTATCCAAAAGCCTCTATCGTGCCCTTGGTAAATTAATTCCAACACGGCAGCCTCGATAGCTGTTCGTGTTGCGTATGTCACTGACTCATTATTACCCACGCCGTCCTCGAACTCGACAAGTTGTGTTCCTTCTTCAAAGAATCGGAATACATCTCCCCCAGCACCATAAGAAAGGATAGTCTTTCTTGTTTGGACATTCAATAATATTTCTCCTGTGAGAACACTAACAGCTCTCATAGAAATTGTCACAGCATCTTGACGATACTGTTTGGCCATTCCAACACCTAGAGTTCTTGCGCCTCGACCTCCGGTTAGTAAATTGGAATCATAACCAATTATCCCACCTTCTATAATTATGCCTGCGAATAGCATAGGTTGAATTCCTTGTGCTTCTGTCCCATTGGCAGTAGCAAAATCTTGTCTGGCAGAACGAATAATCTGCCTCTCTCTTACTAAGTTGTCTATACCACCCCTTTCGACAACTCTAAACCACTTACCACCAGCGGCGGTTTTAAGTGCATCTATAACCATTGCTTCAGCGCCTTGTGTGACTGCTGTAGAGAATGATGCAATGTTACCTTCTGATTTTCTTTGACCTGTTCTATCAATGAAATTATATACTGCAACCACTGGCATTTCTTTTGCAGGTGGTATGTTTAACAGTTCTATGTATGATGGAAGTCTTATTACTTCCGGCGTATCAACACAAATATATTTTCTGGACATTATTTTATTAACACCTGTCCAAACATCTTTGCCAAACCCCTCCTGATAATCACAATCTTTAGGGTCCATACTCCACTGTGGTATTGATGCACAACCTGACATAAGAATCAATAAAGAACTTAAAAGAAAATTTCGAAACATTAACTGTCTCCAGGCACTGGCACAGGATCAGGGTCCTGACTAAAGTTTCCTGAACCTATTGGTATCTCTAATATTGTTTCTGTACCATCTTCTGATACAATAGTCATTCTAATAAATTCTGAGCCGTCTGCGTTAGTGATTACTTCGTATGTGACTGTACTACCTTCTAATACAAATGAACCAAAACGAGTTGCAGTATCGTTTGAGAACATTGATTCAACCAATTGTTTGGCCATTTGAGCATAGATACGGCTCTCTAAGTTTCTAATAAATTTTGCAAGGGTTGTATTGTCTTCTGCCCTTTCAGCAGCTTTACGAGCTGATTCTAATGCATCTTCTATCTCCGTCTTACGAGTGAACTCTTGGTTCTCTACTGTGAGATAATGAGATGCGGTTCCCTTTCCACTGAAAGATGGATTTTTAAATTCGTGTGTTATTGGTGATGCGTAAACATTGTTTGCGTGTAGAAACAATACAAATAATATTGAAAATACGAAACTAGCTATCTTTATCTTTTGTGTCTTCATTCTTCTTCCCCTTTAGAGCCTGCGCTTGCTTATACTCTAAAACTGTATTTAATTTTTCTTGCAATCTTATCTGGTCTTGGTCTAACATTCTCATTTGGTCGATAAGTCTTACAAGTACCGTCTGTTGTTTATCCAGATTCGGTTCTAATTCTTCCGTCACAAATTTCCAGACAAAGTAGATAAAATAACCCATTGCAAGTGCAATTATAATTGGGAATCCAAACTCATTGAGCATATCTGCAACAGGAGTTAGATAATCTAATTCTAAGTCCAGAACATCTTCTGGCAATTCATTACTAATCTCTTCTTGCATCTATGTTTCCATCCTCTACAAAATTTTCAGACCGTGCAACTCTATCCAAATCTGGTCTTAACTCCAGAGTTTGTGAAATAAGTAAGTCGATTTTTAATATGTCATTGTTCATTACTCTCGCCCTATCTTCTAACATGGTTATAATACCTGTTAGACCTTTGACATTATCAAGTACACCTTCTAAGATGTATTTTAGGGTTAAGAATATGAAGAAAGCCATAACAAGAGAACCAAAAATTGGCGCTCCGACTTCAGCTAAAAATTCTATCCAGTTCATAATATTACTCTATTATTTATGATTTCATTGTCTTATTAACCATAAAAAAAGGGACCAAAAGGTCCCTTTTTAATAATCCGTGAGGACTAATTATAATTCTTCGGTTTCATCACCATCGGAATTATCTTTCAGTTGCGAGTGTATCTCGTTGATAACTTGAGCTTTCGTACCACTCTTCTTAACTTTAAGAGAGTTTTTGTCAGCAAGGTCAAGAAGTTGAACTTTGGTTAATGTTTTCAGTTCAGCTTTGGAAGTAATTCCATTGTCGTTCTTATCAGCGACTGGTACCGGTCTCGGTCTTGGTGCTGGTGTCGAACTTACTTTACTACCTTTATCTTTCTTATCAAAGAAAGCGAAGTAAATAACAACTAATACGACTACAATTGCAATTGCGTATTCCATAATATACTCCTATTTCAATTATGAAACTCCATATTAACACTGGAGTTTAAAATTGACAAGGGGTTTTTTGGGATTATTTGTCTTTTGCTTTACCAACATTAAATGCAAACCAATCAAGGACTTTATAAGCCTTCTTGACTAGACCATCATCTACTGGTGTTGGTGTAAGGGCTGCTATTAGTGAAGCGCCTGCAACTATCCAAGGGATTAATTGAAGCCATCCGACTACCCATGTAAGAAATTCTAACATTTCTATCCTCCATTGTTTAAAAATAAAAGTTAATTATTACTATTAACGATGGTATTTATGAAATATTGTTGCCAATTGAGTATTTTTGGGTGAGTTTCCACTCTGTTTTCTCTTTGTAAGGTATAACTTTTATCTGAGAAAGTGGTGCTCTAGGGGTTGCGATTGATGTTGGAATGACTACTGATACTAGATTCCATTGTCTTAATAAGTCAACGATGGTGTTTCTACGGCCCACATCCGACTCGTCAAAGTTGGTTGGTTTACCATCTAGTTTGAATAGTTCTTTGAAATGGACAATGTAATACTTGCCTCTTTTGTGGAGAATGTGACAGGACTGAAACAGTTCTTTTTCTTTTCTAGATGCCACACCAATACGAGATAAGGTCTCTCTTATCTTAAGAAAGTCGTCCTTTTCAGGAAATGTGATTTCTATTAAGTCCTTTACTAAATCGTTGTCATCCATTATTCTTGCCACCAAGTTTCATTCTGTTTTTCAACTCACGATACTGTTTATCATTTAATAACTCTAGATATTCTTTAGCTCTTTGTGTTGATACACCAAAGGCATTCTTCACTGTATCTAACTTCTTACTTAAGTAAGGTTTTTGCCATTTCGAAAATCTCTGTCTTTTTCTAAGAGTATTTATGAAAAACAAGTATTGAAGACGGTTATCCGTACCATGACGAACATTCATCTCGTTTACAAGAAAAACAGAATCTTGATGATAAGATAATGCTTTATTGATTAGGAATGGTTGATAGGCTTTCTCTTCGACATCATCAACCATGATGTCTTTTTTGTCGTAAGAGACCGACTTTACGAAATCAAACGGATTTCGTTTGTTCATCTTTGAGGATATTCGTATTGTGACTTGCGTAAGAAAGAGTGTAAAAGATTCTCACCTCTCTTCTCAGAACCGAATCTGTGAATTTCTTTTCCGTTTTTAGACCTGACAATCACACCATTGTTGTATTGAACATCGGTCACTGGTGAATCGT